CTGGCCAAAACATCAAAGTCCTTATAAGCATTCATTCCTACTGCGCTACCAGTAACAATTGGACGCTTCTGGAACCAGTCAATCATAGAACCAAATAACGAGCGGCCTACAGCCGAATGTAACAATGGAGCGTTACAAATCAACCGCAAGGCCTTACCAGGCTTCCGCAATTCGCTCTTCCCGAATTCTGAAAAGTATGCATCAAAGTGCTCTCCCCGAGCCAATGAAGCCATAGCTTCTTCAAACTCTTTCTTGAGCTCCACTGCTCCTGGTCTATCGAATTGGAATTCTCCTTCCTTTCCGAACAACCAGAACTTCTTTGGATGTTTTAGACACAAAGGGTATCCTGCAGAAGAAGATCTTGGAATTGAATTAAGCCCACCGGGAAAACCGGCAATGGCCTCTTCAAAACTTAAGATCTTCCTACTGCGGACTCCTTTGGCATCCAAAGGATTGATTTGGTAAGTAATCCTAGCTTTAACAACGGCTTCCAATAGATCGAAATCTATAAGAGGCTGATCAAACTTAACCTTCCTGCGAGCTTCAATAAGTGGATAAGATGGTTTCCCATCAGTCCAAGTAGGAGATAGCTTAACAGGGAATTTAGTTTCATCGCCCCATGACAACTCAGATCGTACCCACTTGCTCTTAGTGGTACTTGGATATCCAGGAAGAAATTTAACTATAGGGGCCTCATACCCCAACCCGCAATGGCGCTCACCGCAATCTACAGGTTCATCCTTAATATTTTCTGGTAGTGGATTATATGTCTTTCGAAAATGATCGATAGCCATAGTAATCCGCTCTTCAGTCAATATTAAAGAAGCTCCAATCTTCTTCTCTTTTCCAGCAACATGCATTCCAACAATCTTGATACGACCTCCGCTCTCGGCAAAGAGCAAAGAACCACAAGATCCAGGGGTACCATTGCTGTAGATAAAAATCCCTTGTTCATAATACTTGTCACCATAATAACCTATGGTAGGTCTAGCGACAAATTTAGTAGTAACAAAGGCTTTCTCTCCAACTCGCTCAGCAACTTTTGGTTCCACATGAACCACCTCTGACGCGAAACGAGTGAAAATCTCAGAAGAAGAAGGTTCCCACATATGAGAACTTAGCTTTTTTGGAATCGGACTTCCTTTCGGTACAACATAAAAGCACAAATCCTGTGGGGCAGAATCAGCGACTAATTTTACGTTGAACGTCTCTAAATCCTTCCAAAAGACAGTGAAAGGTTCCCGCCTACCAGAACTAGGTGTAAATAGTATCTGAAGACCTGGGCTCAATTTCTCCAAATAAGCCCACTCATCTGCGTAATGATGTGGAGCCATGAAAAGTCTATCTTCCAAAAACAAAATGTATCCGGCATGATTCTTATTGTCCTCTCCGTCAAGCCAAGTTACCTTGTACTGACGGGAATAACAAGTCTTAATCGCCTTATACATCTCGTCATCGTCTGCTAAACCAGACATGGGTTTGCCAGCATCAACTGGTTTAGTAACTACTCTCACATTGGCTCTCGGAACCTGTCTCGTTCGTCCGCTTTGTTCTTCTTCCAAATTAATTCCCCACATGGAGGCAACAGGTTTGAAAGAAACCCAAGCAAGACCAATCAAAGAAAGGGCTCCTAGAGAGGCTGTTATATATGGATGATGAGTTGGAAAAGATGTTATGTCGGCGAAAGCCTTCTTAACATCCTCCAACAAAGTCCACTGTAACAACCCAAGAGCTGTAACTATATTATGATATGTACTCTCTTTTGCTCCGACAAGTCGGCGCAAAAGGGAAGCACTAACACCAGAATCAGCTGCAGCACGATCAATCATAGTTGCCTCGCTGGCTACTACGGAACCTAGCTCAATATCTTCAACAGGAATACCTGCTAATTGAGCCAAGTGCCGGCGTAAACCAACTTGAACTTTGAAATCTCGTCCTCTCTCCTCTCTGAAGATTTTAATGAGATAAGCCATGGCATCTGGGAAAGTCATAGCTCCAGTCACTAGCTTCTCCTTGGGCCAGTCATAGCCATAGAAATCCATATGGGAAACATCGCATTCAGGTAGGTTGTTCTTCTCCCTGTACGCGAATATCTTTGTCCAATCAGGCTTTCTATTCCACATACTCTCCAAGTTATTAGCTTTATCTGGCGCAACACAGAACTCCGATTTCACAACACTGAAAATCTTTTCTCCTCGGCGATCAACAGCAGCCACACTAACAACTCCTTTAGCTACGTCGGCGTCCAACCTACGAAGATTAGTTGTTGCTATAGTAAACTCAGAAACCATCAAAGCGTCTTTCTTCAAAGACAATTCTGCCATAGGAACCATCATACCTGCTGGATTCACGACCCGAATCCACAGCATAAACTCATCATTTGTCATTCCAGCAACGGATCTCTTTTGAAACATATCATCAAAATTCAAAACTAACTGTCCATGATACCCATCCCAATGCTCTTTGGTAGGGTTGTAGTTGTAGATCTCACGATCTACATCACGGACAAAAGCTTTGAATCTATCTGGTGTGCTAAATTCTTTAACTAAAGAGAAAGAAATCATTTGCATGACCATTGACTTACCGTGCCCAGGAGGCCCGATAATAACAACAGCACTCGGCGTTAACTTCATACTCTTATTGCTACATCCTCTAGCAGCAAAAGCTTCATTTAAAGTGTTGCTCTTTGTCACTAAAACGTTGATTTGACTACGTAAGATCGATGCCTTTCCAGGAATGGAAGACAGCAATTTACGAGCATCAGTCAACAATTTAGATACAGCAGAAGCATCAACAACAGCATAACGATTGGTTCTAGTAACCACATCAGCTATGTTGTTGTATTGCTTCTCAAGATCTGAAAAAGCTGCTTGGTACTCATCCTTGTTAAAGCTAGCAAGCCAATCGTTACCGATTAGATCACCAACTTTACCAAGGATTTCACTCATAAGATTTAACACTAAGTCAAAAGAAACAGACACTCCTTCACGAATCTTCTTTACACTGCTAAGACCAGCAATTAGGGTGGCAGTACAAAGAATAGGTTTTGAAGAAATGGTTGTTTGGAGATAAAGTACTAATGCGGTGATGAAATCGGCAACAGCAGAGTGGACCTGTTCGGGTCCAGACTGCTTGCCTCCAACATCAATCGTATCAGCAACATTCTCTCCTAACTTAGTACTAAAACCTGTTAGATGTGAATCTGACATGATTTCAACACTCCTATTGAAATCAGCCAGAAAAACACCTAAGGCTTGCGAAGCCATCATAGCTGCAATCCAAGCCGCTTTACTATGTAAAGGTCCATTGTATTTCGTCATACAGAAAGCCATCAATCCTCCACTGGCCAAACCAGTCAGGAGGGTATCTCTGAAATACCGTCTAACGAAATAGCATAGAACAAAAACCACAACACACACAGTGTTGGGATTTTCTAGCAACTTCAACTTAGCCATGATCCAGTTATAAGCTTGATCTAAAAATGGAATTTTGACGTTTAGGTCAACTCCATCTTTAGATAAGCTCGTAATCGG